TGACCCATATAGATACCGCCGATATATCGGTCAACATCGTATATGCCAGTTCTGATATGCTCTTGTTTGTCAAGATTTACCGCCTTGACCTGCGACAGTTTTTTGACAGCCGTGACAGGTATTTCTTCGGCGTTGTTCACGGCATCACATATCGCTTTACAGCCGTATTTCTGCAGGATTGCGTTTGCGTCCTTTTCGCCCAAATAGTCTTGCGCCCTGACAACTTTCAATTTTTTGTGTGGAAAAGATGTAGTAAACTGGTCAACCAATGTCACATGGCCGTGTTCATGATCTCCGAAGATTACAATCTCGTCAAAGCTGTCCACAAAATCATAGCAGAATGGCACCCATGTTTTATTGCTCTGACCGCCTGGCACAGATACCGCATTGTCTATTTGACAATCAGCCACCGACAGACTATCTATCTGCCCCTCCGTGACTATCAGCCTATCATGCTTTTCTGTACATCGGTTCATGCCGAACAATATCGGTTTTGTGTTCTTTTCAAACCACTCTTTTTGATTGTCTCTGCCCTTGACAAAATCTGTCTTGCGGTATTTGACCGATGTCAGCACGTTATTTTCATCAAAAAATGGAAACATCAGCAAATTGTCACGTTTATCACCGACAGTGATGTTGTATTTCCGTGTGGTGATCTCTGAAATTCCTCTTGACCGCAGGTATTCAACCGCCTTGTCACGTGTGACTATCTTCACAGGCGGTAACGTGCGGTATTTTTTTTTCTGCTCATCGTCAAATTCCAACGGATAGTTAAAATCTCTTGCCAGCTGCACGAAATGACCTGTCATGCCACAACTGCTTCTGAAACACTTGAACGCCCCCGTGTCAAGATTTACAGAAAATGTATCTTTGTCATGACCGCCCCCATTGCAGTACGGACAGTATTTGAAATACAGCTCACGCCCCTTGCGGTGCGTTTCTGCATTTAATGCCACAGCCAGACCGACCACATCATCATCACGCATTGTATATCCCATGTTTTTTCACCTCACTCAAAAATCTGTCCTGCCTGGATTGTCCGTCCGCCTGCCGTTTGTGTGCGCTGCGGGAGCAGCATATATTTGTTTTTCTTTGTTTATCTTTGTTATCTTTGTTTCATTGTTGTCAGTTGTTTGTCGGTTGCTTGTCACTTGCTTGTCACTTGCTTGTCGGTTTGCTTGTCGCTTGTCCTGATACATATCATAATTTACTATCGTAAATACGCTATATTTGTTAGTTGCTTTGCTTGTCACTTCGTTTGTCGAAATTAGGTGATTAATTGCAGTTCTTACGTTGCGAACTGACAACCCTGTTTCTTTGGCTAGCGTACCATAGCTTGCGACCCTCTGCCCCCTATGAATAGCTTCACCCTTGAAGCGTTTTTCCTCATAATTGGCGGTCAAAATTAAATGCTCAAAAACAATGCGTGTCGCAGGATCTTTGTACCATTCCCAGTTCACTATTTTTCTATGTAAAACTATAAATCCATTTTCCAGCATTTAATCACCGTCCAATTTTTGAAGATAATCTCGCAAAGCGTAGTATAGTATCGCTTTTATCAGTGTGCCGCTCTCTTGTTTTCGACAAGCTATGATCGTGATGTTATATCGTGCCTGCCATGAACAGAACGTTGCCAGTAGTGCCTTTGGTGGCATTTTGCTTCGGTAGTTGTGCAATAGGATATTTTCCCATAATCTATCATCCTCGACCATTAAAAACACCTTTGCATGGTCTTCAACCGACCGCTTGAATTCTCGGTCAAACCTTTCTCGCCCTTTTGTGAAATTGCCCACTATTTCGTCCAAATTCGCCTTGCGTTCAATAACGACGCTCTGAGCAAGGCTTACAGGCTCGCTATTAGGTTTTACGGCTTCGCAAGTATAATCGCCATAGTTTAACTTGTGTTGTGTATATGGCGTTTCTGTGGCTTTCAGAGCCTTTTCAATATGCCCCCACTTTTGTTCTCGGCTATCAACGACAACCGAGAACGTTTTAAGTGTGGCGTCAATATCTATCGGGTGCATTAGAATGGTACTGTGTCATTGTCTGCGTTGATTTCAACAAAATCAGACAGATTAGCGTTCGGGTCAAAACTGTCATTGCTGGCTGTTGACGGCTTGTTCTTCAGCTCTTCACGTTTCGGAATCGTGAAATTGCCACTGCGGATATCGTTCGCAGGCACGAAACGTTTGCATTGTGTAAACCAGCCTGTTCTGCCGTCCTTTTCCCACTCTTTTTCGTTGAAAAGGGCGCCCACGAGTTTGCCTTTCAGGACGTTCTCGTCCCAGTCACGCTCGCAGTCTATATGTAGATTTGCATTTGAATTCTCAAACGCCTGTATCTGGGATTTGAAATAACCCAGCGACTTCTTGAATTTGGTATCGTCACCTGTGTTATGCGGTATGCTCAGGCGCATTGAGCCCTTCCACTTCTTGTTCTCCCACTCGTCTGGTGTTGCCTTATACAGCTTGTCGAAAAAGCCCTTGAATTCGCCCTCTGCGATGTCGAACTGAATTGCTAGTCTGCTACCCCAGTCAGTGGGTTCAATCTTGACATTGAGAATTTTTACCACATATCCACCTGGCTGGAGCTTTGGCAGCTCTGAAAAACTTGTTGCCTCTGCCTGCTTATATTCTGTAATTCCGATCATTTACTTTTCCTCGCTTTCTATATCGTTTGGAGTTAAATTCCAATACTCTCTGATTTTAGTATCTACGAACTTCAAATCATTTTCGATTTCATCGTCAAACATATCTTCGGGTGACTTCGCAGTAGAAATTCCCCTGGATTGTGTGATGAAATAGTGGTGGTTCTCATCGGCCGTGCAGAACAGCACAATCGAAAACAGTCCTTCAACCGTCAACTGATTATCCAGCATTTTGCCGATGGTCTTTGCTTTGTACTTGCCTCCGTCGGTCAGTTCGACGTGGTGCAAAAAGTACACGATAACGTCTGACGGTAGGTCATTTATAACAAATTCTATCAGCCGTTCAAAACTGACCGCCATATCGGTAAATTTACCGTACCCTAGTTCTTTTGCCTTGTCGAAACTATCGAACGCCATGAGATACTGGCTATCATCAATGGCAAATGCCTTTGATTTCGATTGCAGCATAGCCGCCTTTATCACATCATAACGGCTCTTGCCTTTGTTTGCCTTGACAAGTTTTGCTACTGAAAGCGTCGCAAGGCCATTGTTCTTGAACGGCAACGGCTTGCCAGCGACGTTAAAAATGCTTATTTCGCCTGGCTTAAAATTTTTGAGGGAACGGCTCTTGCCGCTGCCACTTTCTCCCTCAATTAGAACGGGTAGTCCCATGTTTTATTCCTCCTCTTTGATTTCCAGTGGGCATTGAGCGCCCACAAACGTGTCTGGTAAAAATACGATTTCGTCGGTCAGATTGCACCGACCAGAACGGCGGCTGAAAAATCTGCAATACTTGCAGGCGGCGTATGTCACACCCTTGTTGTCAACAGGGAATGCGGTTTCAACTACCGCATAGCCCCTGACATATTTCTGAACGCCGTTGTCAAAACTAGCACTCATAGCAGGTTCAGATCCTCCTCTTCATACTCAACCCCTGCCAGCTCGGCAAGGTCATAGATTGAAATATCGTCATTCTGGTTGATTTCTTCAATCAGGATTTCACGGAAACAATCCTTGCAGTAGTCCTTGCCTTCGTAGCAGAAAACATTTTCATTTGCAAGGTCTAATTGTTCTCTGCATTTGTCGCATTCGACCACTGTGTAATCACGGTCTCTGCCGCAGCATCTGCACCCGTCAGGACAGCCGACACAATCATTAGCCGTGTAACGCATTAAAATCACCGCCCATATATTTGAAAAATGCGATATTTTTGTATATGAAATACGATTCAATTCCGTTTTCCAGCACCTCAGCTCCGACCTCTTTCGCTACGGCATGAATGTCAGGTGGAAATATCTGAACACCCGATATTGCTCCATCAAACGTCCACACGTCGCCTATCATCATAGGGTAAACGCCTTCGGTAACAGTGCCATACTCTTGCGTTTCTTTCATTTTTTGTTCCATTAATGCCATGTCAGCCATAGCGTCAAGCCTTTCTTTTACTGTCATGTTTTCGCCCTCTCCTCTCTAGTATCGCTGGCTCTGCCAGCTTAAAATCTCTGCAGGGGTAACGCCTGCTACTCTCCAAACACCCTTTCAGGTGCTTGCAATCCAAGCATGAATAGCTAGTCACTATGCTCACCTGCCAGCTTTGTGAGCTGTTTCAACGCCTGATAGCTCTTGCCGACGTCATATGCTTTGAGCTGGTCATCGGTGAACAATGGGCTGATGTAGCGTTCAAAATCGTTCAGAACGTCTTGCATGTGGGCGTGCTTGGTGTTATCAGCTATGTATTGTGCGAAGAAAAATTTGCAAGGCTGGGATCCGTGCACAAACGGGCAGTTATCGCATTCATCGTTTGCTATGCAATGCTTCGCCGCCTTTACAATTTCCTCGTCCGTGAATTTCTCATCCATTGTTGTCACCGCCTCTCAACCTCTTGATGTTGTCCTTGAACGCCTCAATATATCCTGTCAGGAATTCGTTTGGATAATCGTCAAGGGCTATTTTCGCCATTTCCTCTATTCCTTCTTGACAAATATCAAGCAGTGTGCTATCATCAATTTGAAAAGTGTTTTCTTTTTTCGTTGAGCTTGTGCCTGTTGCCGCAGGTGCAGGCTCATTTTTCATGTATTCGATAATACAATTTAGAAAATTAGTAGCACATTTCTCATCATCCTCAAGTGGGCACGATTTACAGTCGGAATCTGTACAAGATTTAGCCACATTTATGATATCTTCTTTTGTTAGTTTCTTATCCATTCTCAATCTCCTCCCACTCAAATCTACCTTTGCCACTGTTACGCCACTGACCGATACCTCTCAGCCTGCCGTAGTCTAGCCACTCTCTTACGGCTGTTTCCATATCGTCTTTCAAAATCTGGATTGTGAATTCGACTGTCGCCCCTGCAGGAACTGTCTCAGAGTGTGCCAGTGCAACACGTTCGCCCTGTGGCGTGCTTGCTCTCAACGGCCTCTGGCACTCGCCCATGCCGCCCTTGAATTCGTATGGTATCTTGCGTTCCTCGACGAAGATAAGTCCGTCAATCTCTTTCTTGTACGCCTTGATTTTGGAGCTTGCCGTGCCTGATACCTTTTTCAGAACGCCGCAAGCGTCCTTGAAAAATCCCTTGACCTGATAATCCCATAGAAATGGTGTGCCGTCTTCCAGTGTCGGGAATACCGTCATAGATTTTTCGACCACTTCCGCTACACCAAGTGCGGCTATCTCTTCCTCACGGCTCTTTGCATCGGGTGCTTTCGATGCGATGTACTCATCATGGATTGTGGTTGTTGCGTTTGCCGTTCCCAGAATCTCTTCGGTGAACGTCAACTTTACTTTGATTTTTTTCATGCTCATGTCTTTTGACCTCCGTTAAAATTATTTTTTTCCTTTGCGTGACAAAACTTTGCTAGGCCCTTGCGTCGCTATGCTGTTCAATGCCTTAGCCAATCAATGCGATGCTATTCCTTTGCTATGCTTGTCGCCGCATCACTTTTGCCTTGCCATAGCGTGTCAATTCTATGCCAGGCCATTGCATTTCTTCGAATTGCATTTCCTTTGCATGACACCGCCAATCTGCGCCCTGCTATGCCCTAGCCTTTCGTTGCGTGTCAAAACCTAGCTTCGCCATTGCTAATCTAAACCTGACTCTGCCTTTACTTGTCAAAACGGTGCTGCGCATACCTAGCCTTGGCTACGCAATATTTTGCCAGGCCTTGCTAAACCAATCCATGCCTCCGCCTCGCCTTTCAATGCTATTCCATTGCGGTGCTTCACCTTGCTATGCCGTTGCTCCATGCTATGCAAAACAGCGCCTTCGCACTTCGCAGTCGTTCACAGGTTCGCTTTGCCATAGCCATAGCCAATGCTATTCATAGCAAATCCGTTGCCTTGCAATCTACGAATTGCCATCGCTGTTTTCGTCGTGATTTTCATCGTCATAACTGTGTTCATGTTCCCATTTGTGCTGGTCTATGATGCATGCTATGAACAGTATCACGGCATAGAAAACTGTCAGTATCACGATTGTTGCGCCTATTATGCAGGCTATGAATGTACTATCCGCCATTTTACCACCTACCCTTTGTGGAAATCTCGACCTTGACCACAGGCTTTGAAGCTTCCTTGATTGCCTGCTCCAGCTCCTCACGGATTGCGGTTTCGGCGGTCTCCTTGATGTTTCGATATAGTCCGTAGACCGCCAGTGCGAATAGCGCCACACATAACGCTATTGCAGCCACGAATCTGACGATTTCCAGCGTTGCTATCATGTTAGTCATTTCTTTACGCTCCTTTCCTTGCAGTATTCTGCGAAGATTTCTTCGGGGTTCGCCCCGATTATCTTGCAGTACGTCACGATTTGTTCAGCGTTCATGGTGCCGAACTGCCGTTCCCACCTGCTCACGGCTGTCTGTGCCATGTTCAGCCGTTTTGCGATTTTTGCCTGTGTGATGTCGTTGTCGGCTCGGATAGATCTCAACCGTTTGGACATCACGTCATTGGCTGTCATTTTCTTTGCAGGCATTTTTAGTCCTCCCTTATCATTTCATATGCCCATATCTCTGCATTTGGGAAGCTTTCTCTGTACCTCTTTGCAGCCTTGGTGGCTTCCTCCAATGTGTCAAAAAGCCCTATGAAAATGCAGTGTGCAGGATCTGTTTTGTCATAGACCTCATACATCGTATCATTTTTGTAATGCCTTTCTACGGCCTCGCCTTTTTTCACGATTGTTTTCACCTCCACTATTCTGCATGAACATCACGGGTTAGATAGTCCAGCGTAACGTTCAGCCATTTGGCTATCTGTAGAAGTACCGACGCTGGCATATCGTTTTTATCCTGCCATTTGGACCATGTTCTGCGGTCTATTTCGATAGTCTTTGCAAGGTCCTGCTGGGTGAGATGTCTGCGCCTCAGTTCACCATTAATGTTGTCAAATATCGTTGTCTTTTCAGCCATTTGTTACACCTCCGTTTTCGTTTTGAGTTTTCGTACTCGTTTTGAGTACATTATCATTATATACTCATTTTGGGCATTTGTCAACCCCAAATTGGGTACAAATATGTACAAATTTGAGATTATATTTTTGTACAAAATACTCATTTTGAAAATAATGTGCCCTATTTTCATTGACAAATTCCCATAATGGGTATATAATATATAGTAGGAGGTGATAAGAATGTTCGACAACCGCCTGAAAAAACTGAGAATGGCAAAAGACCTCACACAAGAGGAAGTTGCAAAAGCCTTAGGATTGCCAAAAACAACCTACTGCAACTACGAACGTGATGAGAGAGAGCCGTCAGCAATGACACTTTTGAAGATATCAGCATACTTTGGCGTGTCCCTCGATTATCTTTGCGGAAACGAGAGCAAAAAAAATTCCCCGCCACCGCAAAGTGACGAGGAAGCCAAAATTATCGACGCATTAAAGGTTCTTGAAGATAGCGAAATCAAAGACCTTGACAAATATGTCGATTTTCTCCTATTTAAGAGAGGGCTGCTTTAAGCAGCTCTCTTCTTTTTCTGCCCTTATTTTTTCCCACAATTCGGGGTGCTGTAATATGTAAATCTTGTGGGCTAGCTTTTTTTCAAATTCTGTTCGTTCTTCTTTCGTCATTATTTTCTCCTCCTATATTTATGAAACATATGTTCGATAAGCCTATTATATATCATGTTATCACGGCTGTCAATACCCTTTTTATGTACTGTCCGAAAAATCGGACTGAAATAAAAAGACGTCAAAAAGTATTGCAAAATATGCGTTAAAATGCTATAATATACATGAAACACACATATATAGGCTATGTGTAAATCATAGCATTTTTATGGCATAAAATGCAAGCATGTTTATAATGTCGAACATTATTTGTTGAAACTGAACAAATCGTCAAGTCCACATTTTAGCGATTTAGCCAATAAAACAGCCGTTGAAATGCGTGGGTCAACGTTATAGTGTTCTATCTGGTCTATTTCCGAAAAGCTAACGCCTGACAGTTCGGACAGCTGGCGCAGTGTCAGACGCTGTGTGCGACGTATATCACGCAGATGTGTTTCGTATATCATATATATCACCTCTAGGGCTAGTATGTCCACAGGAGCCGTGATTATAAGAAAAGGGGCAGAAAAATGGGATTACGTTTAAGAAAATCAATAAAACTCGGTGGCGGTGCGAAGCTGAACATCGGTAAAAAATCCGTCGGTATGAGCGTCGGTGGAAAGGGCGCACGATACAGTGTCAACAGTTCAGGGCGGCGCACAAAGTCTGTCGGTATACCAGGCACAGGGCTGTCATATGTATCAACATCGGGCGGCAGAAAGTCGTCAAGCCGTAGTTCTCACGGCCGTAAAACGAGTGGCACATCAAAGGGCGGTTGCCTGCTGGTAATAATCATTTTCTGTGCTATATCGGTCATAGTCTATGGAATAGCGCACCTATTCGGCTATAGGCGGCCGACAAAGGTTGAATGGACTAATGACAACTATTCTATCGCACTGAATGACTATAATCGTGACTATAGCCACATAATCTATTTGCGAATCACAGGTGAAACCGACGCAGAGGACGTTGACCCGAAAGATATAAAAATTGAAATCAGTAATTCTGACGTTTGTCAGTTAGAATATGATGATAGCGGTGCATATGTCACCTATGACGTGAAACCTCTCAAAGACGGTTTTGCGGACGTGACCGCCACATATGATGGTGTGACATCTGACCCTATCACGATAACTGTTGATATGGGTGAAAAAGTCACTACTACCACCACGACAACAACTACTACCACCGCAGAGCCTGAAACCACCACCGAAGCGCCCCCTGTGCCAACTACCGCACAGGATCCAGCCGAAACGATAGTATATATCACGGCTTCGGGCGACAAGTATCACAACAAATCATGCAGATACTATGATGATACCTGCACGCCAATGAACCTACAGGACGCACAAAACGCAGGCTATAAGCCTTGCAAGGTGTGTGGCGGATAAACACCCCATAATAAAAAAGCCCCCACAGAGCGACCTGTGAGGGCGTGTACAGTCAAACCTAGCAAGAGATGATACTATAGTAGGAAGTACCCTATTATTTTATCATAAATTGAAAACATTGTCAAGATAATAGGAGGAATTTTACATGGCAACAGCGAAAAGACTGCCGAGCGGAAGTTATCGTGTGAGAGTGTACGATAAAAACACCGGTAAATACAAATCGTTCACGGCCGAAACGAAAAAAGCCGCCGAGCTTGCGGCGGCGGAATGGCTGATAAAATGTCAGGACGAAGAAAACCAGCAAATAACATTCCAGACCGCAGCTGAAGAATATATCAAAATAAAAACGCCTGTGCTATCACCCACCACGATACACGGCTATCAGACTATCCTGCGCAACAATGTTGACAGGCTGAAAGATATTCCGATTGACGAGGTTACGCCGCAGCTAGTGCAGGACTGGGTAAACGGTTTGACCGTTGATAAATCGCCGAAAACTGTTCATAACATCTATGGTTTTTTTACAGCTGTTATGTCATACTATGACGTGGATATACGGCTAGGAAAAATTCGTTTGCCGTCCAAAACGAAAAAATTTAAAATTCTGCCTGATGTTGAAACCGTAGTGGACCTGTTCCGTGGGTCAGATATAGAAATTCCTGTGCTGTTGGCTGTATGGGGCGGTATGCGTATGTCGGAAATACTGGGTATCCGTCGCAAGGACCTATGTGGTGATGTGTTGACACTGTCGCAGGTGCGTGTCACAGTTGGCAAGGAAATAATTGACAAAGAGCAGGCTAAGACCTACAACAGTCGCCGACAGCTACGGCTAGGGCAGCCGATAGTAAATCTAATAGACAGCCTAAACTTGCAACCCGATGATTATGTTGTGGCCTACACCCGAAAACAGGTGTACGGCCGTTTCGTCAAAACAATGCGATCGGCAGGCTATCAGATCACATTTCACGATCTACGCCACATCAACGCCAGCGTCATGGCGAAACTAAATATCCCTGATGTATACGCTATGGAACGTGGCGGCTGGAGTAACACCAGCACATTGAAATCGGTATATCAGCAAACGTTTGATACAGACCGCCAGCGTATTGACCAAACCATTGATGACTATTTTCAGGACATATATGACACGAAATATGACATGAAAAATATAAAACAGCGTAAAAACGTAGTTTGAATAACTTTTGCCGTGGGTTCAAGTCCCGTCACCTCGACCAGCACAAAACCGTTTATTTACGTTAAATCACGTAGATAGGCGGTTTTCTTTATGTCCTAAAATGCTAAAATATGCGTAGAAATGATAAAATATCATTCAAAATGATAAATATATGACACGAAATATGACACGGAATTTTGCACACGCTAAAATTTTGCTCTGAAAATATGCACAAAAAGCAAGACTATATTTGTGCAATCCTACAAAATTCAATGTTATCTACATTTTTGTTATCTAACTACTTGACTTTTACTAGATAACATGGTATACTATAATCACAGGCAAGAGATGAGACCTGAAATCAAAAATTAATTTTCGGAGGTACAAAATCATGAAAATCACAGGCGTTAAGAAAGCAGTAGGAACTTACAAGAGAGCAAACAGCGGTGGATATTATCGTTCATCATATGGCGCTTTGATGGTTGATATGTCAAAAGGTTATGTATGGTGCGACGAATTTTCAGACAGATTTTCGTATATCGCCTATGACGATGAAAACATTGCACGCATAAATCTTGAAGGTGAGCCAGCAACCATGCAGAACGTAAAAGCAATTGCCGAAAGAATGTGCGCTGAACACGTCGCATAAAACAGCCCTGATGAGTATCTGAAAATTGATACGAAACGCCCCACAAAAAAGGGGCGTCGGCTGGAAAGCAAAATAAATCTGAAAGGATATGATTTTATGAGCAAGTTGAAAGACATGAGAGAAACAAGAGGCATGACACAAGATGAGCTGGCAAAGAGGATAGGTTCTGTCAGAAGCTATATCTGCCGTCTTGAGAGCGGTGCGCAGGATATCAATTTTATCCAGGCGAGCACGTTAGGACGTCTATGCACGGCACTGGACTGCAAGCCGGAAGATTTGCTGGAAGCTGACAGCTTCGAGTTTGAAGAGATCAACGGCGAAAAGCGGCTGATAGTTGACGGACTATACTCCCCAGAGGGAAACTATTTACTGGTAAAAGTCAAAAACCGCACATATCAGCTGAACATGATTGATTTTTCAAACGTCGATGATGTATCGAAATATCTTATACCACGTGGAAACGCCAATATCCCACGAAGTGCAGCAGAGTTCGACAAAAAGGCATACTGGATATATAAAATGGCGCCACGTGACGGCGTGGAAGTCAAAGTCCTGGACCCTATCAGCCCCGAAGACTGGAAGACGTTCGTTGAGAAACTAGGGCTGACCGATGACGACATTTCGGACGAATTTGAAGTTGTCAAAGGTAAGAACTATGGTGAAAAGTGTGAGAAGCACTATATTTGCAGACAGATAAGACTTACCATCCCGAAAAATTCGGTTACGATTGAGCGAGAGTTGAAAAAGCACGGCATAGAAGCAACAAATGTAAATATCGACCGAATAAACATCAGGGTAAAATGACATGGCAAAACAAAAATACGAATTGCTGCCAGACAAAGTAGTTGCAGCCAATGCAGAAACCATAAAAGCCATAGGGCATATCGCAACCGATACCGATATAGTGGATTATGTCAGCGGTCAGCTGATGCGTGACTATATCAAATTCGGTAAGAAAACCCTAGACGAAGCCGCCAAGTTGACCGAACAAACGATAATGTCAGATGATTTTTTAGACAAGCTGGGTGCTATAAAAAATATGACAAACTGGTACTATAGTGGACGGCAAGTGTATCTATTTGATGATGATTTTGCCAGCCTGCTCAGCGGTCAAGGCACAGCAGATTTGAAAATCAGTGCAGACGTTTTCAAACAATTGCCATGCAACTGTTTTTACGTCCAGCGAAAACACAAAAATAGCGTGGGTTTCTTTTTCGACTTGCAGGGCGACCGAATGACAATGACAGAATATTTTTTTGACGATGCCGAAAAAGACTACTATTCGGAATCAATCGCTATAGAGTTGCAGTATGATATGACAGTTGAAGAACTGATATATAAAATTCTGGGCAGTTATGCAAAAAAAGATAAGGCAGGCACTAAGGCAATGATATGCGACATAGCCGAAAAATTGCAGTTCATTGTATACCTATCAGCCGTAAACGCTGAAATTGCACCTGTTACGAAACGTCAGGTGCAAAAGAAACCCACCGCACAACATCCACAGAAGTCGTCTGCGCAACCCCAAAAATCAGCCATAGCCAATGTAGGATACCGCATTGGCATTGCCGTGCGCAAGCATAGGCAAGCTGAAAGCAGTGCTAGTTATCAGCATAGCCCACAAGGTCACAGCGCACCGAAAGCACCGCACATCAGACGTGCTCATTTCCACGGATATCATACCAACAACGGCTATCAGGTGAAATGGCTGAATACAATCTTCGTCAACGCTGAACGTGATGACAACGATATCAGCACAGTTCACAAGGTGCTGCAATAACATTTATATCCGCTCTTTGTGGGCGGATATATTTTTGCACAATTTTTTGTCATGATTTTGTGCAAGTATACAAAAGTACGTCATTGACGTATATTTTTGTGAAAATCTATTGACAACTACGTCATTGAGTGTTATAATATAATTACAGTAAGGGGAACGAAAGAAAGCCCCGAAAGAAAAAATGAAAGAGGTAATTATTATGGCAATCAGAGCAATTCAGTATGTTGACGGATATGTAAAATATGACGAGATTTACGAGGGTATCGAGTACGAGACACTTAGAGACGAAATGGAAGAGCTTGTCGGAGAAGCAATAGACAGCTACGAGCTGGAAATCATAAAGTAATTTAGGAGGTAATCACAATGACAATCAAAGAAATGCGTATGCGTACAGGAATGACGCAGAATGAATTCGCAAATAGGCTAAGCATACCGACAAGGACATTGCAGAACTGGGAGTGCTGCACAAGAGAGTGCCCACAGTATTTGTTGAATTTAATCGGCTACTACCTAAAACACGAGAACCTTTTCAAGCCCGAAGAGGACATCACAGTGATCGGCAAGGTGAAGATAGCTGATAGAGCGGCAGAGCTGAGCCTGTGCAGTGAGCGAACAGAGGGCGGCACAGTGTTCTGTTGGGAAGCCGTGTACAAAATGTCAGACGGTCAGATAGGACTTATTCAGTGGGACGGTCAGAAGCGTGTAT